ACACAACAAATAAAAGCAAGTTGGCAGCCTGTAGTAAATTTAAAACTTTACTAGAACAAAATCGATTAACAGTTAAATCAAAACCGTTGATCAGTGAGCTTAAAAACTTTGTTGCAAGTGGTACTGGATATGCGGCTAAACCCGGAGAACACGACGATTTAGTTATGGCTACGGTGCTAGCAGTCAGAATGCTCCAACAAATACAGAATTACCACAAGAGTATTGGAGAGTCAATGACCGATCATAGCGACAACAAAATTGACCCGATGCCGTTTATAATGTTTTAAGATAAATACTGACATGATATCCACAGAAGACATTAACCAAAATTTATTCGATCTCTTAACTACTAAGAACTTTGAACTAGTAACCAGAGACAATAAAGGAAAAGAAACTGCAAATCCAAAAGAAGCAGAACTGTTTAGCTTTGACTACACTGCTGATGATACTAACTACGGTACTGTTGTAGTTACTATTACCAGCAACGGTAGTTTAGAAGTATTTTACGGTGATTCGCTTGGCAAAGGTATGGAGGTAAACCACAAATCTGAATGGTATGATTTCCTTTATCAACTAAGACACTTTGCCAGACGCAATATGCTAGGGTTTGACTTAAAAAATATGAATAAACTAAAATACGCAATGCAAACAAGAAGCCAAGTAGAAGAATCTAAATACTACGGTTATAAAAATACAAGTTATACTAAGCCTACTAAAGAAGCTAGACTTAAGATAATACATTCAAAACCAATTGATGAAGAACAAGGTGATCAGCGTTATAGAAATATACAAGCTCTATATGTTGAAAATAAAGCAGGCGAACGTTTTAAACTACCTTTTACTAAATTGTTTGCTGGGCGTGCTATGGCAAGACACATAAGTGAGGGCGGAACACCGCATGATGAGTTTGGTCAATATATTTGCGAACTAGTATCAGATATTGGTGTACTAGCTAACTTTGTGAGAGCAAGTAGAGGAAAAGATTTTACAGATGAAGGCACAGCTATGATGCGTGAAGCAGGTGTAAGACATTATGCTGATCTTAAAAAGAAAGTAAAAAGAATGATAGGTCGTAGAGGATATAAAGAACAAGTTGACGCATTTGACCCTACTAAAAATGAGTCACATGAAGAAATTACCGATAAACTACGTGATATGTTTACAGAAACATTGCTAGACACTAGAATAGAAGAAGCTATTCCGGTGCTAAATAAACTTGAATCAAGGAACTCAGTTATGAAAGAAATTACAGAATTTAACGATTGGGCAGAAAGTATTGCTAACCCAGAAGGCAATGTTTGCCCAGATTGTGATCACGACGATTGCATATGTGTCAATGAAGCAGAAGAAAAATGCGAAACTTGTGACGGAAAAGGCTCATGGGAAACTCCTGACGGTGCTACACATGCTTGTCCGGACTGTAATTCAGACACTGATCAGGAGTTAGACGAAGGTAAAATGAAAGACCTGCATATGGACTTAACCGACTTATCAGACAAAGAGTTTGAAGAAAAATATGGTGACAAAAAGTCAGACTGGGAAGAAATTAAAACACCTGGACTAAGACAGGACCAGACTAAGCCAGCATATATAAAAATGAAAGTTTTTAATGAGCGACCAGGTGATCGGGCATCAGCAATAGCATCAGAGGATAAAGATCAAGAAGTATATGAAGGGCCAACACGTAAAGACTTCCAAATGGTAGCTGACTTATTAAAAGCAAATCCAGATCAAGCAAAGAAAAAAGAGTTAGCAAATCATCATGCTGACATGTTTGCTAAACAAAATCCACGCTTTGATAGAGAACGATTCCTTAAAGCGGCAGGCATTGAAGAAGGAAACGACTTTACTGAAAAATTAGCCCAAGCAAGATCCGCAGGTGAAAAAGAATTTGAAGTAGACGGTAAAACATACAAAGTGCAAGAAGATGAATTAAAAGCAATATTGAGGTTGGCTAGATAGTTCCTTAAAAAAGAACTGTAGAGAAAGAGTATACTGTAGATAAGTTATACTCTTTTTTTACGACTTTGGTAAAATATACCAATATAACCATTGCAATGCTAAATAAAGTATCATATAATGTAACTGTTGTATGATTAATACACATTAAAAACTAAAAACTAGGCACATTAAGGAGAAACACACATGGCATCTTTAGCAGAAATTCGAGCTAAGTTAACACAAGCAGAATCAAGAACATCATCAAACTCACACGGTGGCGGCGACAACGCTATCTATCCACACTGGAATATCGCAGAAGGAGCAACATCAACCTTACGCTTTTTACCTGACTCAGACCCAACTAATTCATTCTTTTGGGTAGAACGTAACATGATCCGCTTACCATTCAATGGTATCAAAGGTGAAATGGATACTAAACAAGTTCAAGTACAAATTCCATGTATAGAAATGTGGGGAGAATCTTGTCCAATTCTAGCAGAAGTAAGAACATGGTTTAAGGACAGTTCACTAGAAGAAATGGGACGCAAGTACTGGAAGAAAAGATCTTATATTTTCCAAGGCTTTGTAAGAGAAAATACATTAGCAGATGATAACACACCTGAAAATCCAATCCGTAGATTTGTTATGAGTCCACAGATTTTTAATATTATTAAAACCGCATTAATGGATCCAGAAATGGAAGAATTACCAACAGACTACTTACGTGGTATTGATTTCCGTGTTGTTAAAACACAAAAAGGTGGATATGCTGATTACACTACATCAACATGGGCACGTAAAGAAACTGCACTAACAGAAGTAGAACAAGCGGCTATTGAAACACATGGCTTACATAACTTAAATGACTATCTTCCTAAGAAACCAAGCGAAGTTGAACATAGAGTTATGAAAGAAATGTTTGAAGCATCAGTAGACGGTAGACCATATGATGCAGAGAAATGGAGTGCATATTTCCGTCCATACGGTATGAATGCTCCAGCTTCAACAGGGTCATCAGAAGCATTTAGCACACCAAAAGCAACGACTGAAGCAGTAGCAACACCTGCACCAGTAGCACCAGTAGTAGCACCAGTAACTGAAGCAGTAGCAACACCTGCTCCAGTAGTAGCACCAGCTGAGGCGGCACCAAAAGCAACAGGATCAAAAGCAGAAGATATACTTGCAATGATCCGTTCAAGACAGGCATCTTAATAGATTAGATTATCGGGCGGTGGTAACATCGCTCTGATAACTACTGATATGAAGATAGCAATCACAGGACATAGTGCAGGCATAGGCCAATCACTAGCAAAACAATACGAAAATCGCGGACATGAGATTGTAGGTCTCAGTAAACGTTACGGCGATAATATTAAAAATACTGATAAGCTAGCAGACAAAATAGAACCTTGTGATATGTTTATCAATAACGCACAAGCGGGTTATTCTCAAACAGAACTGGCGTGGGAAGTATATAGACGCTGGAAAAATCTTAAAGATCACATAATAATTAATATCAGTAGCATGATGACATCAAATTTAGGTGCTCAGAATATAGATTATCAGATATATAGAATACAAAAACTAGCAATAGAAGAAACACATCGACAAATGTTAACAAATAATACCTGGCCAAGAGTTTGTTTAGTTAAACCTGGCATGATTAAAACAGCAACCTCCCATAATGGTGTTGATGTAGATGAATGGGCAGAAACGTTGGTTAATATCTTAGAGCATACCGGAAAAACTCAAATATATGAGATCGGCATAGGTCAAATAGCAGAGGATGGGTTTGAAAGCTAAAGAATATTTAACCAACAAAAAGTTTTGTCCTATACCCTGGACAGGCTTTATGTATAATTCAAACGGTGATGTATTAAACTGTATACGTAGTCAACGACCTATTGGCAATTTAAAAGATAATTCGATACACGATATATTGAAAGAGAACACAACAACTAAACAGAACATGCTTGATCACAAAGGGGGTATAGGGTGTAATGTATGTTATGATCTCGAAGGAGAAAAGAAAGGGTATGACATGATTAGTGATCGTATCTTTTATCTTAAAGAATTAAAAACTGTAGACAATACATTATATGATCAAGTTGACAATTTTAAGTTACACAAGATAGATATACGTTGGTCAAACGTATGTAATCATGCTTGTGTATATTGCGGTCCTGAATACTCTAGTAAATGGGCAACTGAATTAAAAATACAAGTTCAAGAGCCTACACCTGAACGTGTAGAAGAACTTAAACAATTAGTATTTGATAATGCCCACCAACTTAAACATGTCTATCTAGCAGGTGGGGAGCCGTTATTAATGAAAGAGAATTTAGAGTTATTAGAAATACTCCAAGAAAAGAATCCTGATGTAAACATAAGAGTGAACACTAATCTAAGTAAAACAGGTACAAAGGTATTTGACAAAATTATGGAGTTTAAAAATGTACACTGGACAGTTAGTTTAGATACTATAGAAGATCAGTTTGAATACATTAGATATGGTGGTGTATGGGAAGACTTCAATGAAAACTTATTACGTATAACAGATAAAGGACACAAGGTAAGTTTTAATATGTTATGGTATGCTATGAATTTTAGATCTATATTTGACACTGTTGATTACCTTAAAGGGCTAGGTTACCATAATAACAGTTTTATAGTAGGTCCATTAACTCTACCTACCTGGCAGGACGTTAGACATTTACCAGACAATATAATAGATGAATTAATGATAGAGCTTAACAATAGAATTAAAAAAGAACCAGGTTTCTTAATAGAAGATAGTTATCGTAATATGTTAACACACCTAACACAACCAATGATTAAAGATCCAAGAACATTAAAAAATAAGTTGTCTAAATTAGACACACGCAGAGGGATAGATAGTACAAAAATATTTCCGGAGATGTATAAATGTTTACAAAGTTAGATGATATACTATTTCCGAATAAAGTAGAAATTGTATACTTTCCTAATCAGAACAAATACATATATCCAATATTTAAGAACGGAAGTTCTTCAATATATAACATTCAGAAAGAAAACAATTATAAATTAATTTTCAATGAGCAGATTAAGAAACTTACTGATATAGATGTATTTTTACGTGATCCAGAAGAAAGATATCGTAGCGGATTTCAGACATATATTTACGAAAATCCTAAATTAGATTATCAGACTCTTTTGTACTTAGGAGAACAAGGTTATATCTTTGATCGCCATATACTCCCTCAATTTTGTTGGTTAATTAATCTTATGAGGTATATGTCCCCAGATGCTAAGATACATATACATAATATACAGATGTTAAGTTACTATACGTCTGGACGTGTAGCTATACCTAAAAAATCAAATGTAGAATCCCCAACGAGCCCGAATTTAGAGATGTATATGATATTAGATAATTTGCTAGTTAACGACTTAACTGGGCAGAGCTGGTCACCTAATCAAATAATGACACATCTACTGACACAAGCCCCATTGGCGTATGCTACAGTCATTGGTAAATCACAAAAACTAGCGGAGGTAACACATGTTTTGCCCACGCCTTGATCACTTTGCTCGATTAAATGAAGATAGTACAGTTAGTCGTTGCGGCCATATGGTCAATGCTCCTAGGTTTACTTCTTACGAAGAAATGGAAAGCAGTGACTGGGCAAAAGAGATAAAAGAAAATGAAGACTGGCCTACAGAATGCCGGCGTTGTCAAACAACCGAGCTGGCATCAGGCTCCAGTATTCGAATCGATAGCATACGTAGAGACAAGTTGTTAAAGACATTTAAAGATGATTATCTCATTATAGGTGGCGTCTTAGACAACGTATGCAACTCAGCATGCCAGTTTTGCTATGCCGGACTGTCAACAACTATCGGAAGTTTAGAAAAGAACGTTATTAAGTTAGAAAATGTAACAGCATTTGACCGGCTGCCTAAAGATCGTATTGTTGAATTAGATATTAACGGTGGAGAACCTAGCTATAGTAAGAACTATGCTCGACTGTTAGACAATTTACCACAAAATGTTAAGATAGTTAGAATTAATACCAACGGCACAACAGTAATTAAACAGATAGAACAACTACTAGAACGTAAGATAAAAGTTATAGTAACATTGAGTTTTGATGGCACTAAACAAGTACACGAGTATGCTCGTTTTCCGATTAAGTGGGGGAAATGGGACCAGGTTGTTAGAAAGTATAAACACTTAGCAGACAAACATAAAAATTTAGAACTCGGCTTTTGGAGTACGCTAAACGTTTATACTATCAACGACTTAGCAAATATGTTATTGTACGCAGACCAAGTAGGAATTCCTTTTAGTTACGGAGTACTTGAATACCCTGAACAAATGAATATAAAGTACGAAAATGAGTTTACCGAACAGGCACGGAAAAAGTTTGAGAAATCGGACATATTGTTACTCAAACAACTTGCACCTTCGGTTGCATCAAGTTATAATAATACAAACGAACTAGTAGAGTTTATAACTAAGCAAGATCAAGTACGAAAAATTAGTTATAAAGACTACTACACAGATATAAATTTAGGAGAATAGCATGGCCAGACCCTTTGACGCAAGTAAATTTAGAAAAAGCATTACTAAAAGCATTCCAGGAATGAGTTTAGGATTCAATGACCCAACAGATTGGGTTTCAACAGGAAACTATGCCTTAAACTATTTAATTAGTGGTGACTTTACTAAAGGCATCCCGCTAGGTAAAGTAACAGTGTTTGCTGGAGAGTCCGGAGCAGGTAAGAGTTACATCTGTTCAGGTAACATTGTTAAAAATGCACAAGAACAAGGTATATTTGTTATCTTAATTGACAGTGAGAATGCACTCGATGAGAAATGGCTACATGCCTTAGGTGTCGACACAACAGAAGAGAAACTACTTAAATTGAACATGGCCATGATCGATGACGTAGCTAAAACTATTTCTGAATTTGTAAAAGAATATAGAGACATGCCGGCCGAAAATAGAGCTAAGGTATTATTTGTTATCGATTCGCTAGGTATGTTACTAACACCTACAGATGTTAATCAATTTGAAGCTGGTGATATGAAAGGTGATATGGGTCGTAAACCTAAGGCACTAACATCACTGGTACGTAATACTGTTAATATGATTGGTGCACTTAACATTGGTATAGTATGTACTAACCATACCTATGCAAGTCAAGATATGTTCGATCCAGATGATAAGATATCCGGTGGACAAGGTTTTATTTACGCATCAAGTATTGTTGTTGCAATGAAGAAACTTAAACTTAAAGAAGATGAAGGCGGTAATAAAATATCAGATGTTAGGGGTATTAGAGCTGGGTGTAAAGTAATGAAGACTAGATATGCTAAACCGTTTGAAGGTGTGCAAGTTAAAATCCCATACTCAACAGGAATGAGTCCGTACAGTGGACTAGTTGATATGGCTGAAAAAGCCGGACTGTTAGTTAAAGATGGTAATAGATTACGCTTTGGTGAAGCTGACAGTGCTAATGAAATTAAAATGTTCCGTAAAGCGTGGGAACTAAATGAAGAAGGCTGTCTTGACACGATTATGGCTACATACGGAAAAGTAGAAGAAAAGATAAGTATTGAAGATATAGAGACTATGGACGATAATGCTATAGAACAACAAGCACCTGAACCTGTAGTAGAAGTAACAATAGAGGAAGTAAAATAATATGTCAGAATCATTAGTATCAGCGGCTGAAGTATGGTTAGCTGTTAAAGATCATGTCTCAGATGAAAAACAAGCCGCAATGGATGTTGTTAATGCACTAATTGATAACTTAGGGGTTGCCAGCGACGCCATTCAATCTAGCGACCTTGGTCAGGATAACGATATCAAACATGCGTTGTCAGCCTATGTGTTAGATGAGGTAGAGGAAGACGATGGCTTAGATACTTGGGGCGACGAACAAGACGATGGCGATGAAGAAGAAGACGACTACTAAATGGAAAAAAAGTATTTTCCAATTAGAACAGACACGTCGTGCCTGGCAAAATGGTCATTTAGTAAAATAGCACTACACTTAGGGGTAACTTCTAGCTGTCATCGAGTTATTGATCATAAATTTGATATAGAAACATTTAACTTTCATAATACTGCTGAGAAGATAGAGCAAAGAGAGACAATGTTACAGGGCCATTGGCCTTCGGGTGATCCCGGCCCAACTGAGACAACCTGTGAAGAATATTGTGGTAAGTTTGAAAAAAATAATGGACGCAGTGATCGACAATTTTATAACTCATTACCGGACCTACATCCGCCAGAGCTTGATCAGGATTCTACACTAACACACGTAGATCCAACTATATTAGAAGTTTATTTAGACAATACCTGCAATTTAAAATGTGTGTATTGTGGACCTGAGCTAAGTTCGGGCATAGACTCTGAGATGAAAAAGTTTGGAAAATTTGAAAAACATAATTTAGTATTAGAAAGTAAATTTAAACATCCAGATAATTTTAGTCATATTGAAGAAAAGTTTTGGGAGTGGATGGAAAACAATGCACACAAGTTAAAAAGATTACACCTATTAGGTGGTGAGCCCTTTTATCAAACCCAATTTGACACATTCTTAGAGTTTTTAGAAAATAACCCCTGTCCTGATTTAGAGCTTGAAATAGTTTCAAACTTAATGATTAAAAAATCTAAATTAGAAAAGTATATTGGTAGAATAAAACAATTAATTGCAAAAAAGAAACTAGGACGATTAGACATGCACTGTTCAATTGATTGTTGGGGACCACAGCAAGAGTTTACTAGACACGGCATTAAATTAACGCAGTGGGAAGACAACTTCAGATACCTAATAGGTGAACGCTGGATTAAATTAAATCTCAATGGTGCCATCTCAGTATTAACAATTAAAACAATACCTGGTTTACTTAAGAAATTAAAAGAGTGGAGTCAGGATAGAAAGATAGAACATTATTTTGCCCAGGTATATTATCCAGACTACATGGCACCCGACATATTAGGTGCAGATGAATTTAGCAACGATTTTAAAACTATTTTAAACCTTATGGAAACAGAAAGTTGGCATGGCCCGAGTGCAAAAGAACATTTCACGGCTATAACAAATAATGTCAAAAACAGTAGACTTGATAAAGGAAAGGTGTTACAATTAATAACATATTTAGATGAAATAGACCGACGACGAAAAACAGATTGGAAAACATTATTTCCATGGTTAGAGGAGTATAGAGATGTGGTACAATAAGGTAGTTGAAAATATTAGTAACTTACCAGACTTCCTAATGCACTATCGAAATGAATTACTAGGTGCTAAAAAAGATGTTAGTATCTATGGATATGTAGAACGTAACATAGCAGACTTGCCAGGTATTACTGAACATCGTTTCCATCAGCTACAAGAAATAGAAGCAGTATTAAATTTCTTAAACATACAATTACGTAAGATTCGGCGTAAGCACTTTCAAAAATATCTAGAAGCATATCAACGAGCATTAACAAGTCGTGATGCTGAAAAATATGTAGATGGAGAAGATGAAGTCATTGAATATGAAACACTAATTAATGATATCGCTTTACTTAGGAACCAATGGTTAGGTATAATGAAAGGTCTTGAAAGCAAAAACTTTATGTTAGGTCATGTAGTTAGATTGAGAGCAAGTGGCATGGAAGACATACAACTATAATGTTTGGGTCACCACAAGAAAGTCACACCCACTCACGTGAAGTATTAGATGTTATTGAGTCCTTTTATGAGTTTATGATATCTGTTGGTACTGTTGCTGATATGGGTGGAGGCCCAGGCCTAGATGCAGAATGGTGGGCTACTAGAGAAACAGACCCCGAAGTTGATACAACTGGCCGACCTCAACCATTAAACATTAAAAGTTTTGTTATTGACACAATTGACAAACTTGGTGTTAGTCATAAAAATTTAACTCATATCAAAGCTGATATGGAAAATACAGATATATTGCCAGAAAGATATGATGTTATAACCAGTCATAACTCATTTCAACAATGTATAAGTCCTGTGACTACATTAAAACATTGGTGGAAGTTAGCTAATCCTAATGGTATGCTAATTTTACAAATACCCCAAACTACAAATATCAAATATAACAAGCATGATATTTCAATTCCGAGCAGTGAGTACTATCATTACACATTAGTTAATTTAATCTACATGCTTGCAGTTAACGGTTGGGATTGCAAAAGTGGAATGTTTACTAAGGGTCTACGAGATCCTTGGATTAAAGCTGTGGTCTATAAAGGCAAGGTAAAACCAATGAACCCTAGAACCACTTCCTGGAGGGATCTTGCTGAACTAGATTTACTACCAGACTCAGCTGTAGACAGTATTAATCGTTGGGGATGTGTTAAACAGCAAGATCTTGTCCTACCCTGGTTCAATGGACACATAGACTCATATAAAACACACTAGTAAACTACCCAGATAAATAGTCGTATGGAAACTATACCTATTTTTATTGGCTACGATCCCAGAGAAGCAGTAGCATATCATACTTGTGTAAACTCAATAATAAGACATGCAACAGTACCGGTGAGCTTTCACCCATTGGCACTAAACCTGTTGGGTGGCTACGAAGAGAAGCATTCAGATGGCAGTAATAATTTCATTTACTCAAGATTCTTAGTTCCTTACCTTACCGGATATACTGGGCATGCTATCTATATAGATGGTGACATGGTAGTTAAAGATGATATCAAAAAACTATGGAACCTTAAGGATAGTTTGCCAGAATTTGATGTTGCTGTAGTTAAGCATGATTACAAGACTAAAATGAAAGAGAAGTACTTAGGTACAAAGAATGAAGACTATCCACGTAAGAACTGGTCATCAGTTATACTATGGAACTGTGCTACACTCCCAAATAAAAAAGTAACTCCGGAATTTATTGAAAATTCTACTGGTGCTCAACTACATAGATTTACCTGGCTTAACGATGATCGTATAGCAGAACTGCCTAGAGAATGGAACTGGTTACCAGATGAATATGGTATAAATCCAGATGCTAAACTTCTTCACTATACTTTAGGAGCACCTTGTTTCCATGAGTTTGCTGACACCAATATGGCAAATGAGTGGCACCAAGAAAAACTATTTACAGAATACTGTCAACAAAGGATTGATCTGTTAAATGATAAACGCAAGTGATATTCTTTGTGTTAATAGGAAGAAGATAGACGATCCTCTAAAGCATCCACATCGAGAAACAAGAACACCTATATACAATTTTGCCAAAGGTGTTAACGGTGTAACTTTAAGTTGGGATGAAGCACAATCATATCATGACAATACAGTAGTACTCTACGGTGCTCGTAGTGTTAAAGCTGTTGATCATTGTTGGAATCATAATACTAAATTCTTTTACATTGACAACTGCTATCTAGGGCATATAGAAAATAATAAGAATTGGCACCGTGTAATACAAAATCATGTACACGACATCCGCCCGATAATTGAAAGACCTAGAGATAGATTAGAACAAATTTCAGAGTACATGGATTGGGTCTTTAAAAAAGAGCCACAAAAAGTTACATTTGGAATTAATACTAAACCATTTGCTCCTGGACGCAGTATATTACTTGCTCCACCTAGCGTAAAAAGTTTCAAACTATGGGATATAGATCAAGATAACTGGATAGCACAAACAGTAGCAGAAATTAAAAAGTACACCGACCGACCTATTAGGATTAGATTAAAGAGACCAAGAGACGAACGATTAAAAACTAATACAATGGAACAAGACCTTAAAGAATGTCATTGCTTGGTTACATATAATTCAGTTGCCGCTGTTGAAGCATTGATGCACGGAAAACCAGCAATTACATTGGGCCCAAATGCCGCCCAGCATCTTTGTTACAACGATCTTGCTAAAATAGAAAATCCGTACATACCTTCTAATGATGAACGAGAGGCCTGGATGAGACATTTAAGTTATAGTCAATTTACCACAGAAGAAATGGCAAATGGTTATGCGTGGAGCATACTCAATGGCTAATTACACTATTATTAATGATGACGAGTTATCTGATTACATAGCAAGTTTATTAATTGTCAAGACATACAGTAACGGTCCAAATTGGCATTTCTGCAATAAAGTATATACTCAACACTATAATGGAGTCAAACCAGTTTATTCAGACAGCATTAAGAGGATCAACAAAGCTGTTGATGCAGACATAGATGTATGGCGTAAGAAAATAAAACAAGAAACACGCACAATATGGAAATACAAGCGAAGAAAACTAGCCGGATTTATTTTAGATAATATAGATAGAATATGTAGTGCGTACGGTAATGGTAATGTGCAGAAAGGTAAGAGATTAATATTAAACCAATATCTAGAAAGTGCATCGGACAGTTATATGAAGAAATTGTCAGCTGGCATATTTGAAAAAAGTAAATTTCGTAGTACAGTAACTTATAGTTACCCAGAACAAGACTGTTTAATTAGGAATATTTTAAACAATGAAGATCTGTTACAGAATAAAATATCAAACAATTTTCCACTGTGGTTTATAGACTCTGGATATACTAACTTTATTAGAGATAGCGAAAGTAAAGAATGGCATAGACTATGTCGTAACGATATTCATGCTGACTTACCTAAACATACCTTTCCGATGGATCGACTGTTAAAAATAATTTTAGATAATCGAAATAGGCTGGACGGATTTCGATTCCCACGTTACTGGAGAGCAGGCGGAGACACAATATTAATAATACCTCCTAGTCTGAATATTTGTACTGTGTACGGATTAAATCAAACAAAATGGATAGTCGAGCAAGAGAAAAAATTAAGAACACTTACTGATAAAAAGATTGTTGTAAGAGAAAAGATTGGCAATAGAAAAACTCGCACTAGCTTGTATAGAGACTTACTTGCAGACCAATCGATTTATTGTGTGGTTGGATATAATTCAAATGCTCTTACTGAGTCAATATGGGCAGGTGTTCCGGTGATCACCTTAGGTAAACATATAACAAATCCTGTGAGTAGAAGCAGTTTAGATAAGATCAACAACCTGTACAGAGATGATATAAGTCAATGGCTATGCTATTTAAGTTACAGTCAATTTACAACCGACGAGTTAGTAAACGGAACTGCTAAAAAAATATTGGAGACATGGCATGTATGATGTAGTTGTGTATCTCTCAAGTTTGCCAAGAATAGCAGACCATGACCGCAAAGCACAAATATTAAAAGCATTCAGTGAAGGGTGTACTAAGGTAGGTGCTAATGTGTTTGTACAGACTAATTGCGAAGTTGTTCCTGCACGACTAGGAGTGTTTATTGGCTGGGTAGGACAAACATTCTCAGGACCACATATACATTTACGCAAGGCAGTAATAGAATGGGCCCGAGAAAACGGACATCACTGCATGCCTATAGATGGCAGTTGTTTTAAGTTTGCAGATCCTGATAGTCAGTATGTTCGTTATAGTCTAGATGGTGTTTATTACAATGAGCACGAATACGCCAATGCTGGAAGTAATAATATTAAATGGAATCAAATTAGACATGATCTACGCATGCCTGGAATCAAACCGTGGAGAGAAAACGGCACTGGTAGTCATATTTTAATTTGCTTACAACGTGACGGTGGTTGGAATATGAAGGGTGCTGACTTAGATCAATGGTTGGCAAATTCAATTGCTTCGATTAGAAAACACACACCGATGCCTATTTTAATTAGACCCCATCCCAAACGCAAGTGTGATATCACACAGTACTTACAACAAGTAAACGTATATGAAAGTGTAAAAGGTGGATCACTACAGCAAGATCTCGAAGGTGCACATGCTAGCGTGTTTTATAATTCGTCGAGCTCTGTTGCTAGTATCTTAGCTGGTGTTCCTGTATTTGTAGCAGACGAAGATGCTGTAACTTGGGAAGTAGCAAATCATAACATTGACAATATAATGACTCCAGACTATCCTGAAAGATCGCAGTGGTTATATAATTTGTCAGCCTGCCATTGGAGTGATGCTGAAATAAAGCAAGGACTAGTGTGGGAACACTTTAAAAAATATCTTTAGTTTCGTCCAAATATAATATCGTTACGTACACGGGCAAGTTCTCGAAATCCCCAACTTTTTAAAAGACGTGTTGCTTCATTTCCAGTTTTAAATCCCACGTCTGTGTGACCTTTTTCTTCAATTACTACAACAGGTTTGCATTTATTAAAAGTCTCTTGACCGCCTAATAGAATATTTTCTTCGTACCCCTCACAATCTATTTTACAGTAATCAAAATTAGGAAGATTAAGATCATCTAACTTAAACATATCTATAGTTCCGTTACCCATTGTATTAGTATCTACATGACTGTGGCCGGTGTTGACAGGAGTAATGATCATGTCAATTTTTGTTGTTTCGTTTCCTAATGCACATGTTCTTAAATCAACCTTGTCCATGTTAACATTTTTCTCATAACATGCACGAAAGTCTGCTACTGGTTCGAATGCGATAACACGGTCGAACTGGTTAGCCATATCACTTGACCATAAGCCTACATTGGCACCTATGTCCAACGCTAGACCTTTGTGTTGTACGAATTGAAATGATCGCTTTCTAACGGGTTCCTGGTACACCGGACCCCCACCTTTTTCAACATTTTTAGTTAACATTTTATTAAAATGGGTGTCAGAGTCTGGAAACCACCACCCGTGTTTTTGATACATTAAGATCTTTCCTTTAAGGAAGACCAATAAGGGTGATCAGTGTGTGTTCCTTGATCTCTACCCCAACTATGTCCTTCGTTTTTACGTTTACCTTTAACATGATCTAGGTATTTTCCAAGAGCACTGTTAATAAATGGATGACCAGCAAAGCCTTTATTGTCAGTAGGGTTTAAATTATAAAATTCGTTGTCTGGATTTTCTCTATATCGTTTCCAAATAGTACTCCATACATAACTGTCATGGTACTCATCTAACTCAAACAATAGATCATCTTCATACTGTTTGACAAATTCTCTAATAAACATTTTTGTATTAGGGTGTCTTAGATTATAACCCACCCACCCACATTCAGGATGATATCTATCACCTCTTCCTAGATAGGTAATCATTTTTCCAAATGGCGATATTGATCCCATAAACTCTACAGGGACAGGGGTATGTGTAAGTGTGTCAGCATCGCACCAAACTAGCCAATCAGTATCCATAATAGTGTTTAGTGCTAGTCCTGTAGCAAATACTTTATAACAAAAACGAACAGCGTCCCATTTAAATTGTTTACGAGGATCCTGCGTTGTATCTTTACCGTGTGCTTTAGGATTATTTTTATGTCGGTTAACAAAGTCTCTACATTCTTTACTTGTTGCAAGTAAGTTAACGACTGATACATTTGATTTAGTAGTTATTGGTGTACAATTTTCTGCATACACAACAAGATTAATTTGCTCTGGCCAATATTTTTCAAAGGTGTCTATCATCCTTTGACCATACTGTTCCATACCTTCCTGATGAAATGTAGTAATTAGGGTATATTTCATTTTTTACACCTTGTCTTTAAAAATGGATACATATTGTTATATTAGCATATATTTATTCAATGAAAACACTGACCTATTTTTCTGCACATGCCTCACTAAACAGTAAGCCAATTCTGGCCGCATTCTTAGAAGGTGCACGCAAACATTATACCTTAGTAGAAAATGATATGACAGCAGATGTTGCTGTAATATGGAGTTGCCTCTGGGCTGGGCGTATGGAACCTAACAAAGAAATATACGAACACTTTAGAAGTCAGAACAAACCTGTAATAATAATTGAAGTAGGTGCTCTTAAGCGTAATATTACCTGGAAAATATCTGTTAATAATATCACAACAGAAGGTCACCACGGACATCTTGACAATTTGTCAGATGACAGACTTAAATTATTTGGTTATGAGTTGTGGAGTGAGGGCATGCGTAACCGTAACAATGGAAAAATACTAATAGCGGGACAACACCACAAAAGTCATCAACTACATCATCTAGTCAGTCAAGAAGACTGGATACAGAGACAGGTTAAAATTATTCAAGACCAAACTGATAGAGCTATTGTTGTTCGCAGTCATCCTAGATCACCGTTGTCCATGTATAGTGAACAACCTCACAAGATAGCTAACACCTACGATGATTTTAACTTTGATGCTAATTACTATTGCGTTGTTAACTATTCAAGTGGACCTGGAATACAGGCCGCAATACAAGGTACACCAGTGATAACAAGTGCATATAGTTTAGCCTACCCAGTTAGTAATAGAATAGACAGGCTAAAGAAGCTGAAAAATAGAGCTACTAGACAATGGCTTACAGAAATGGTACACACTGAATATTTTATAGAAGAAATACAGGACGGTATGTGGTACACTAGATTGGAATCAGCATTATGAAACAGGTAGATGACTATATGAAAAATGGTATAGACTGTGGGTGTGTATTACACGGTGCATACTATACCTTAGACTATGCTAAGAAATTAGAAGCAGGACTACGTAGGAACTTTAGTTGTCCTATACGTTTTCACATATGGACAGAAAAAGCTAGAGAAGTACCTAAGCACTGGCATAAACATGCACTCAAAGATCTAGGTGTTACCGGACCCAAAAAATCCTGGTGGTACAAAACGCAATTATTTAGACATAAAGACTTTCAAGGTAGGTTATTCTATTTTGATTTAGATATTATACTAACAGGTAATTTAGACTGGATGCTTAGGTTAGGCAACGAGCAGTTTTGGGCAGTGAGAGACTTTCGCTATCTATGGAAAAAAAATAAATGGACAATAAATAGTAGCGTAATGGTATTCAACACTGATGAATTCTCTGATTTATGGAAAAAGTTCAAACGTAATCATCATGCAATAATGACACAATACAATGGTGATCAAGACTTTGTAGATGCAGAGGTCCCAGAAAGTAAAAAGCGTTGGTTAGATCAAACTCATGTAAAAAGTTATAGATGGGAAGTAATGGACGGCGGAATGGATTTTATTTACAGATCATACCCGAACAGAGGCAAAGACCGAAGTCATATTTTTAAAGATTTAAGTATAGTTGTATTTCACGGAGTACCTAATCCGCATGAAATCAATGACGAAGAAGTCCTACGCCATTGGCATCTGGATAAATAATGTTAACATATTGGAGAACATAGCACATGGCTAACAGAACATTTAAAGTATACGGGCAAGCATACGCATCATCAGGTGATGTAACCGCTGTGTTATCCGTGGGTGGCGTTGAGGTATTTAACGGCACAGTAAGCGATTCAACAACAGTCAGATCTGGACAACCTGACACAAACAATCACTTGTTTTCATTCACATTAGATGAAGCAACAACAGGTAACCTAGCATACTCACTTACTGCAACAGGTGGTGAACTTTGCTTAGGAAAAACAGAATATAATCTAGCAGAAACTCACATCGTAGCTAAGACCTGGTTTGATTCAAACATACCAGATATAACTGCTGTTTCAACAGCGGCGCAAACACACCTTGCAACAGAGTTAGGTGAAACAGCATTAGGCACAGATCTTTACAATGCCTTAGTAGCTGGATCAGTTACAAACCCATCTGATGCACAAAATGACACAATTAATTCAGCCAATTTGCACAGAGATGCAACTGTGTATGTTGTATCCAATGACGTTAGGGTAAATGGACAAATTAATAGTGTAGCATTAGTGAATTGGGATGATGATACTTATAACCCTAGAGCATGGCCAATTCTTGAAGATAGTGACGTATTTACGTGTACATGGAATCATACTCCTGATACGCACGTCGGCATAGTATAATTAAATAAAGTAATATCTCAACAACCCCACACTATGTGGGGGTTTTGTTGACTAGTGTTTCTAGATAAAATTGTTTGTTATAAAGGCTGATTGTGTGAGCTTGCTCGACCACAGTTTGATATTCATCACCAGGCAGTGACAGAATGTTGTTGATAGTTTCTTGCATTGCTTGCCAACGACGGGGCCCTGTATAGTGATCATATGTTTCGTCCCAACACGAGCTCCACGTTTTAAATCCTAGCTGTCTTAAGTTATGCAGATAATCTTTTGGTCCATACACTATCATAGGTTTACGACCAAGCAACGGTCGAGTAGTTTTTTCTGTAGCAAAAAATGTAGTGCCCATCGTCCAGGTTTCAACTACTATCTCAATGTCGAAGTTTCTATAGTAATTTAAAAGGTTAAATTGTGGAGTTAGATATTCTCCCCCCTCAGACCAATCTTTAATAACATATTGATCAAGCAGTTCTACCCCATCTATACTGGTAATGTCAATATTTTTACACCAATCATCAAAATTTTCTGCATCAGTTACCCATTGGTCGTATGCTGTTTTATCTAAGATATCATAGTCGTATGAAGGATAATCTTGCGAGCTTAATAAACAATCCTGATCTCGTAACCAATATAGTATGCTTAGTCGTGGAATGTTTTTTCTACCAATAAAACATCCTAGTCGATTATGGCTGTTTAGGGCAATGGGAGTTATTTTAGATTGTTTATATTTCCGAGCACCATCAGACCAAAAATGATTAAGGTCTCGCCACTTATTAATATTAGTGTACAAGTTGGTATTTTCTAATACATTTTCCGACAGTATCCTGATCGTGTACGGGTCGCGGTTATGTTTCTTAACGTGTGCATCTAATATTTTAATAACATTACAATGAAACATACTAGGACCCTCGTCGGTAACTATCAGAACAATTTCTTCTAAATTAGCCTCTAAGAATTCAATTAACTGAGTTGTATTCAACAATTGCTCGTCATGGATTGATAATTTGAACATTTTCATACGAGTATTTACTACTATATTTTGGTTGACTAATAATTTATAATTTGTTATAATGTTTACATGGCATATAATTATAACTTAGAAAAAGTCAATGCAGATTTATATGATGATATAGATCAGTTAGCCCTAGACGCATCAGGAATGTTTGAACAGAAGCTACAGGAGTTAGGTATTGCATTACCAGATGATAAACTTGAACAATTATACGATTCAATGAGAACGTTAGCATTAAATTCGGTTGACCAATAAATCCAAAACTGCTATAATAGTATTTGAAAGTTAGGAATTAATCATTTACGGGGGTAATGAATATGGTAGCTAAAACTATAAAATTCAAACAAGAAACAGATGAGCAAATCATTGAGCGTATTGGCAAACGTTTTACTATATTAGATGACATGACTAAAGCCGCAATTTGTGGTGATATAAGAGCAATGATCGTTGTAGGCCCTCCAGGGGTTGGTAAGTCATATGGTGTTGAAAAACAATTAGAAAAAGCCAGCATGTTTACAGAAGTTGCATCAAGGCCTAAACAGTATGATGTTGTTAAGGGTGCTATGAGTGCAATTGGTTTATACTGTAAACTATTCAACTACAAAGAAAAAGACAATGTACTAGTGTTTGATGATTGTGACTCAATACTACAAGATGAGTTATCATTAAACATTCTTAAAGCGGCGTTGGATTCAAAGAAAACAAGAAAGATTTGTTGGAACACTGATTCATACAAGTTACGTAATGAAGGTGTACCTGATACGTTTAACTTTGAAGGGTCAGCTATTTTTATTACTAACTTAAAGTTTGAAAATGTTAAGAGTAAAAAACTACAAGATCATTTAGAAGCAATACAATCTAGATGCCATTACTTAGATCTTACACTTGATACTGAAAGAGATAAACTATTACGTATCAAACAGATTGCAGGTACTGGTGCTCTGTTTCAAGACTATGATTTTAATGGTCACGAGCAAGAAGAAATGTTAAACTTTTTACAAGACAATGCAACTATGGTAAATGAACTTAGTTTACGTATGGCACTTAAGATTGCCGATCTTAGAAAAGTATCTAATACAAATTGGCAAGAACTAGCAAGAGCAACCTGCATGAAGCGAAGATAATTTGTTCGTTTCGTGTTCATAAAGGGTGTTGATGGTTGACACCCTTTCCCCTTTTATATATACTATATAATATGAAGCAAGCATTATTACACATTAAAGATGAAGTCAACGTAAAAATTGAAGGACTTGAACTGGATGTCCGCAAGAAGCTAGTTGACATGTTCAAGTTTGAAGTTCCTGGTGCACGATACATGCCCGCAGTTAGATTGGGTAGATGGGACGGAAAGGTTGGGTATTTTCAGCTAGGAGGTAGTACCTATATTAATTTGTTAGATGAGATATTACCGGTACTTGAACAATATAACTATGAGGTCGATCTTGAAGATTACAGGGAATACGAAAGAACGTTTAAGTTTACTCAGGTCAAAGAAGATAGTTACAGCCATTTAGTCTGGGATCCAACACATCCAATAGCAGGACAACCAATAATGCTTAGAGACTACCAAGTTGAGATAGTTAATAAGTTTTTAGCTAATCCGCAATGCTTACAAGAAATAGCAACAGGTGCTGGTAAGACCTTAATCACAGCAGTGCTAAGTCATAGTTGTGAACAGCACGGTCGTACAATAGTTATAGTACCAAACAAAAGTTTAGTTACACAAACAGAAGCTGATTACATCAACATGGGATTAGATGTTGGTGTGTACTTTGGCGACCGTAAAGAGTTTGGAAAGACACATACTATATGTACATGGCAAAGTCTAAACATTTTGCTTAAAGGATCAAAAGCACATGCTGTAGATATCACAATTGACGAGTTCCTACAAGATGTTGTCTGTGTTATGGTAGATGAATGTTTTGACGGTAATACACTTATAACTACACCTAACGGTAAAAAACCTATAAAAGATCTGAAGCCCGGTGATAAAGTTATAAATCTTTGCGAGAAATCAAAACAATACAAAGAAGATACAGTTGTTAAGATTCATAAAAATTTAACTCAGAGTGCAAGTGAGAAAATGCTGGAGTTAGATTTTGATAATGGTATTAAAACAAGAGTTACTGCTAATCATAAGTTCCTTACAAATAAGGGGTGGGTAAGAGCAGATGAATTAACAGAGAATTTAGAGATTATTAACATAAATACATACAACTAAAGGAGATGTAATTATGCCAAAACAATTTAATATAGACAGATTTAACAAACTATTGAAACATCATAACCAAACACTACAGGCAGAAAAAATTACAGTTAATGAAATTATATTTTCTAATAGAATGACATTAAGTGATCAAAGAGTCATACAACGATGTAAAAGACGAGTTATGAACGGCAACAACGTTTGGAAGGAAAATTTTGACAAACTTTACGGAACAAACAAGCAAGATCAAATGACTGCTGAAAAAGAATGTAGAAGTGCAACATCTGTCAGAGGGGGGAAAGAATGCCAGATTAAACATGGCAATAAAATTAAAGAAAATCTAAACACAAGAACTCCCTGGAACAAGGGAATGAAAATTAAGGGAAATTATCCTTATTCTCACAGTGTTTCAGAAGAAACTAAAGAGAAGATTGGCATTGCTAATAGTGGAGAGAAAAATGGAATGTTTGGAAAAAAGATGAGTGACCATCAAAAGAAACATAGAAGCAATCTAATGAAAGAAAAAATTCTTTCAGGAGAATTTACTCCAAACTCAAATAATAGAAATACCCATTGGGATTCTTATTATAAGGATAAGAAATACAGAAGTTCCTGGGAGGCGTTATATCAATTCATTGACAACGATGCGGAATATGAATCCTTAAGAATACCATACATGTTTAATAATCAAAAACATATCTACATTGTAGATTTTATAAATCATAAGACTAAATCCTTAATAGAAGTCAGACCGAAAGAGTTAACTAGTGACAGACGGACACAAGCAAAGATCAGAGCGGCTACACAATGGTGCAAAGAAAATCATTATCAGTTTGTATTAGCAGATAAAGACTATCTTACTTCTAAACCAAAGGTAGATAACTTTGATAATTTTGATAAAAAAACGCAGGAAAAAATTAGGAATCTTTATGAAACTTGTTAGGAAAAAAGAGATAGAAAAAATTCAAGAAACATATAATCTCCACATTAAAGAAGATCATAATTACATTGCAAACGATGCTGTGGTAGCTAATTGCCACATGGCCAAAGCAGATGCATTAAAAACTTTGTTAACGGGAGTTATGTCTCAGGTACCAATTCGTTGGGGACTAACTGGAACGATACCTAAAGAAGCATATGAACGTATGAGCTTACGTTGTTCAATAGGCGATGTTATCGGAAAACTGTCAGCAAACGAATTACAACAGGAAGGAGTGCTTGCTAACTGTCATGTAAATGTAGTGCAGTTAGTTGATCATGCAGAATATACTTCGTATCAGGATGAACTTAAATATCTATTAGAGACCAAAGACCGTATGAAGTATATGGCTGACCTAATTACTAAGATTAGAGCAAGTGGGAATACTCTGGTGCTAGTGGATAGAATTGCTCCAGGTCAGGCGCTAACTGAACTAATTAAAGATGCAGTGTTTGTATCAGGGGCTACTAAAGCCAAAGACCGAAAGGATGAGTATGACGAAATTGCAACAATGGACAGTAAAGTTATTATTGCCACTTATGGCGTTGCCGCTGTGGGCATTAATATCCCTCGTATTTTCAATCTTGTTCTTGTTGAACCTGGCAAGAGCTTTGTTAGAGTCATACAAAGTATAGGTAGGGGAATTAGAAAAGCAGAAGACAAAGACTTTGTGCAGATATGGGATATAACATCAACATGTAAGTTTGCCAAACGACATTTAACACAACGTAAGAAGTTCTATAGAGAAGCGAACTATCCGTTTGAAGTTGAAAAAATAGAATGGAAATAGTTCTTGACAAACACGCCACAGCAACTTATAATAAGGGTACTATGCAAATACTTACATTAGAAAACACAAAGTACGATCTAGACACACTGCCTGACGAAATAGATGATATGCGTTTTAGCATATTAGATAACAGTGATCCAAGTAATCCAGATTATCATTGGATACCGTTAATCTTCTTAGAGAGTTTTAATAGCCCAGCATTGGTATTAAAGATAGGTGAGCATACTATTAAGATGCCTGTAGATTGGCAAATATTAATTGGTGAACCAGATGTGGGTGATCTAGAAGTATTACCACTAACGTCAATTAATGATCGAGGGTTTAGGGCATTTCAGTTTAATAGTTTAACAGACTTTAGACCAAGTTTCTTAGACATAGAAATTGTAGATGTCTATCAAGATGTTTCGTGGTACTCACCAAAATTAAAAAATGGGCAGTTACTAGCAATACCTTTAGAGGACGGGCCTACTCCTAAATGTTGTTATTTTGTTAAGGACATAAGCCGTAACTGTGAGATTGTTAATTACACTTTATCATTCTAATGGCAAATAATAGTTCACCTTTATACATTGGTAATGAAATGGCGGCCTTTGATCGTAAGGACAGAGACTACTATAACAAGTTTACTGAAGAAGAAAAGAAACAGTTCTCAACATACCTGATGTTACGTTATGGTGCAAGTGTTGGCGGAGCTGAAGACTTACAAGCATATTACTTAATGGCAACTAACAAGTTTGTAAACAAGTACTTCTTTGACTTAAACAAGCACACAAAACTACAATGGTTGATGTGTACAGCAGTTAGTCCTAACATGGGCAAACAGTTTCACTATTGGCTTGCGGCCAAAAAGAAAGAAGGTAAGTCAACTAACAAAATAAGAAAAGTAGTAGCAGAATTGTTTCCAAACATGAAGTCAGACGAGATGGATATGTTTTTAGAAATGAACACAGTTAAAGAAATTAAACAATACGTTAAAGAGTTAGGATGGGATGACAAGCGAATTAAAGCAGACTTTTAAATGTAAGTATTGTGATCGTGAGTTTCGTAAAGAAACTACGCTAGCAGTGCATGTCTGCGAGCAAAGGAAACGCTTTCAGCATAAGAATGACCCGGCAAGTCGAACAGCATTTCAAAGTTACTTAAAGTTTTATGAAACTACTCAAGGATCAGCAAAGACAAAAACGTTTGATGCCTTTGCAACATCAGCATACTATAAAGCATTTATTAAGTTTGCTAATTATTGTGTAAATTCTCGTGTTGTTAATTCAGTTAGATTTACTGAATGGTTGCTGAAAAACAATAAACGTATAGACTATTGGGGCAGTGACAAGATGTATGACGAATTCTTAAAGGAATATATCTTTAGAGAAAATGCCACAGACGCATTAACCAGAGCATTAGAAACATCAATGGATTGGGCAGAAGAAGTTAACTCACCAAGTGAAGACTTTTTAAGATATGGAAATACGAACAAACTTTGTCATTATATAGTTACTGGCAGAGTAACAGGATGGATTATATTTAATTGCCCAACAGGACATGACCTATTAGAGAACCTAAATCAAGAACAGTTAGCTATTGTTTATGAATTTATTAATCCTGACCGTTGGTCAAAATTATTAAAAGATTATCCAGGTGATACTGAATATGTTAAGGAAATGTTAAAACAAGCAGGATGGTAAAATTTAATACAGACGTTGATATTGACTTCGCTGATCGCGATGATATACTTAAATTAATTAAGCACACTTCTGCAATGCAGAATAATGATCAGGGCATGCGTAAACATAACTCAGGAGTGTATGTTACGGACATTCCTTATAACCCATTGACAGACACAGCATCAATTGATTACCATTCAGCTGAAGAACGAGGTTACTTTAAGATTGACTTCCTTAATGTTAATGTTTACAAGTTGATTAAAGATCAGGCACACTATAACGAGCTGTTAGCAAAGGAAACACCTTGGCATAGATTAAAAGATAAAACATTCTTTGAGCAAGTAATACACATTGGTAATCATTATGATCTAGTAGGTGATTTAGCACTAGATACAATACCACGCATGGCCATGGTCCTAGCACTTATACGCCCAGGCAAGCGACATCTAGTAGGAAAGACATGGGCAGATATATGTAAAGACATATGGACAAAAACAGACGAACAATACTTCTTTAAGAAGTCGCATGCAGTGAGTTACGCAGTGTTGGTAACATTACATATGAAATTACTAGATGAAAATTTACATACACGAGAGCAGTAAACTCAAAGACTTTTATTCTCGAGCTGATCATTACTCAACAGCAGAACTACCCAACCTCCCCAAAGACGCAATAAAAATAATACCAGTAGCTACCTACTGTAAAGATAGTTCCGCACACATAGATTATATTAAGAATACTAGCGAACATGTTGTGTTAGAAAATTGCATAGAAGGCTCTAGCACGCTTATTAGACACCTTGATAATGACGGTTTGTTAAAGCTAGCATTAGATAAAAAGTTTAGTATTATATGCTCTGGAGAAATGCCAGATCAAATGAATTCATTAAACATTGAATATATGATGTGGCTAACTGGTAACGCTAATCAAGACATCAAACATCTTATGATACGTCAGTACGATCGTTCTTATACATTTTTATTTCTTAATAATAGACAAAGACAGCATAGATCTAGATTGATTAGAGACTTGCACGGTCAAGGATTACTTGATACTGCATTGTGGTCAAATGTAAATATGGATGATGCTAGTGCCCCTTTAGCAAATAAATTACCTCAAGAGTATGATCCACAGACTGGTAAAGATTTAATTGATTGGGATACCTGGGCGGCAGGCCCGGCAATAGTTAATCAGTACACTGACACATATTTTTCAGTGTTTGCTGAAAGTGCAGTGTTGCATAGATATAGTTTAATATCTGAAAAAACCTGGAAGCCTATTATAGCAGGTCACCCGTTCTTAGCACTAGCTAGTGCAAACCATTACAACCGATTAAAAGAATTAGGCTTTAAAACATTTGATGGTATTATTAGAGAAGACTTTGCAGGCATGAATAGATGGATGGACAGCGGTACTTGGATAGTAGCGGAAATAAAAAGATTATTAAGTTTAGATCTTGATCAATTTATACGAGACTGTCAGCCAATTTTAGATTATAACATTGAACACTTTTGGAAGTTGTGGAGCAATTACGGAACAGACACTAGCGATCAGATTGATCTATTTCTTACTCAACTCGACGAACAAGTGTAATTGATTTTTTCTTAGTACGTTTCTTTGCTAAATCACTTAAACTAATACTTGGGCCCAATAGTATTACTAAATCTTTATTAATAAATGTGTGTAAGTAAGGTTTAAATATTGACCATTCTTCACGTAGGAATATGTTAATTGGTATTGAACGATTTGATTCCCACCACCAAACATTAGCAAGTTCTAAGAACCGTTGTTTTAATTCTAGATCTACAATGCGGCCAAAGTCGTACAGAGTAGTAACAGTAGTGTCGCGATTTTGCATAATACCAACGTACTCGGCACCAGCATAACTGACTACTGTAACAAATGGATACTTGTCTGATAACTCTTTAAAGAATTCATTACTCATTGACTGATAAATACTCTATATGTTTACAACTCAAGTCTATTTATATAAGCAAAAACACCAAGTGGTATTACGAGACACCACTCAGGCTCTAACATCAGTGAGGTACAATCCCGTGTATGCAAAAAAACTAAAATTACACAAAGGCACAGACAACGTCTTAGTGTTTACATTTGTTAATCAGGACCAAAAACCTGTTAATAATTCCACAGCAACCTTTACATTTAGGTTAATCAATGGTGAAGGCAGTGATCTAATTCTTGCTAAAACTATGGATGCCATTGACGCTACTAAAGGTACTGCATCGGTTACAGTAACTGAGCAGGATTTAGATTCAATAGATATACAAACGGCACACTATACAATTGAACGCAGTCTTTCAACTAGTGCATTAAATGATGCAGTATTTGTTGATGACAACCTTGGAGGTAGAGGTGTTGTTGATATTGTTAATTCAATTATGCCGACACACACCCAAAGTACAACAGTTACAATTCCAAGTTTCAATGATGGCGCAGGTATTACTACTCATTACTCAAGCGAATGGAATGGTACCAATGATGTTCAATCACTACAATACAAACCTAGTGCATTTACTGGAGACATTCAAGTTGAAGGTGCAACAGCAGATGATAATTTATGGTATAACATAGGGTCGGGGATTTCTTTGTCGGCATCTAGCTCAACCGGATATATAACTGTATCAGGTTACCATCCGTATCTTAGGTTACGCATAGAAGAAACAAGTGGTAGCATATCAGAAATTAAAATAAGATAGGCACTATTTGAACAAAATCAAAAAAATCGTTGGATTCGGTGACAGCTGGATTTACGGTGACGAACTATTAGATCCTACCCTAGCTAAACAAGATAAAGAAGCACACTCTTGTTGGACTCAAAATGTAGACTACAGAGAAACTAACTGTTTCTTAGGTCAATTAGGTCAGCACTATGCTGTTCCTGTTGAAAACTTTGGCATACCAGGTGGTAGCTTACAAAGTGCTATGTGGACTTTTCTTTGGTGGCTACGACACGAACCAAATCCAGAAGACTGTCTAGTACTGCACGGTACAACTGACAACGATCGTTTTAGTTTATTTGATCCCGAACACAAGCATTATTCAAACGATCCTGTTTGGAACAAATTCATACATTCAGCGTGGGTAGATTATGGTAGCAGTGTTATTCCTGAACACTTTCGAGATGTAGGTAAAAAATTAATTGCTTATAGTGATTGTGAAGAACTACGTCAATACAACTATGAACAAGCTGTTGGATTATTTGATGGTAAGAGTGCTAGATTAAACATACCAATGCTACAATTCCATATTATGCCACCAGTTACTCCTGTAGATGTTCCTACATTGTTATGGCCTGAGCGTAATTACTGTAGTTGGATAGTAAGACATCCTGAGAAAGAATTAGTCACATGTCCAGGCGGGCACCCCAATGAAATTGGTCACCAAATGATATCAAAACAGTTGATTCCGGAGATAAATTCTGTTATACTAGTTTGATGTTAGATATCTTATCTGTTATACCAGGCAAACACAAACAAACTTCAAGTGGATGGGTTTCATTCAATGCAGTCTGTTGCCAGCATAATGGAGAAAGGGCAGATAAAAGAAAGCGAGGCGGTATAAAGCCCGATGGCGAAAACTGGAGTTATCACTGTTTCAATTGTGGATACAAGGCAAGTTTTAAACTGGGCAGAACACTGTCATTTAAAACTCGTAAGCTGTTGGCTTGGATGGGTGTTGATCAGAACACAATTTCAACACTTAACTTAGAAAGTTTAAGACATAAAGATATTGGTCAGCTAGCAGAAGATAGAACACAAACTAAACTTACCAAAGTAACATTTAACACATTAGAGTTACCTAAGGAATTAAGACTAATAGAAGAATCAGATCAACCATATGTTGAATATCTAGAGTCTAGAGCAGTTGATCCAGGTGACTATCCTTATATGATAAGTCCAGACCAAAAAGGTAGACAAGCAGAGCGTATTGTTATACCATATACATATGATGGAGTAATAGTTGGCTGGTCAGCTAGATACTTAGATGATAGACAACCAAAGTTTATCAATGAACAGCAACAGGGCTATGTGTTTGGAACTGACTTACAACAAGATCATTGGACACAGGCAATAGTAGTTGAAGGTATATTTGATGCACTTAGTCTGAATTGTTTAGCAGTATTACATAATGATATTAATGCAAAGCAAGCACAACTGATTACCAGCTTGCGTAAAGAAATAACAGTAGTACCAGACCAAGACGAGGCAGGATTAAAACTTGTTGAACGAGCAGTAGAATTAGGGTGGGCAGTAAGTATGCCTGAATGGCACGAAGGTGTTAAAGATGTAAATGATGCAGTAAAACGTTATGGCAGATTAGGAACTCTGATAACTATTATGAATAACAGAGAAACTAGTAAGATTAAAATTGAACTTATGAGGAAGAAACTTGTTAAAAGAATACGGAATTGACATACAAAGATTATTTCTTGAAATGATGTTGCAAGATGCACAGAGTTATACTCGTATACAAAATATCTTTAATCCAGAAAATTTTGATCGTAGTCTAATAGAATGTGCAAAGTTTATTAAAGACCACGCAGACAAACATAACACTATGCCTGACATGAAGCAGGTATCTGCTGTTACTAAAATTCAATTGTCACCAATACCTGAAGCCAAAGACGGACACTTTGATTGGTTCTTAGAAGAGTTTGAAAAGTTTACACGTAGACAAGAATTAGAACGTGCAATTCTAAAATCGGCTGACTTATTAGAAAAAGGTGACTACGATCCTGTAGAGAAACTAATCAAAGATGCAGTACAGATATCATTAACAAAAGATATGGGCACAGATTACTTCTTAGATCCTAAGGCCAGACTAATGGAAATTAAGTCTAGTAACGGGCAAGTATCAACAGGCTGGCCAATGTTAGATAGATTGTTGTATGGCGGATTTAACAGAGGTGAACTACAGATATGGGCAGGAGGCTCCGGCTCAGGTAAAAGTTTGTTTATGCAGAACATGGCAGTAAACTGGGCAATGCTGGGTATGAACGGCTGTTATCTAACACTAGAGTTAAGTGAAGGCTTGTGTGCTATGCGTATGGATTCAATGATGACTAACACTGCATCAAAAGAAATATTTAGAGATATTGACAATGTTGAAATGAAAGTTAAACTTGCAGGTAAAAAAGCAGGACACTTGCGTATTAAATATATGCCAGCACAGTCAACAGTAAATGACATCAGAGCATACATGAAAGAACTTGAAATACAAACTGGTAAAAAGCCAGACTTTCTTTGTGTTGACTACTTAGATTTGTTGATGCCGGTGAGTGCTAAAGTGTCGCCAAATGATTTGTTTGTTAAAGACAAGTATGTGTCAGAAGAATTGCGTAACCTAGCAAAAGAACTAGACATTATATTTGTTACAGCATCGCAGTTGAATAGGGGTGCAGTGGAAGAAGTAGAGTTTGATCACAGTCACATTGCAGGTGGGTTGAGTAAAATTAATACTGCTGATAATGTGTTTGGTATTTTTACAAGTCGTGCAATGCGAGAACGTGGCAGATATCAAATACAGTTAATGAAGACTAGATCAAGTTCGGGTGTTGGACAAAAAGTAGATTTAGAATTTAATGTAGATACATTGCGTATCACAGATCTGGGTGAAGAAGGGCAGAGTGATTACAATAGACCATCACCGAGCGGCAGTAAAATTATGGACTCAGTTAAATCTACTAGCACAGTGTCTGATGGAGCAACAGAATCTAAAAAAGAAGACGGTAAAGTAACAGCTGACATACAAAGTAGCAAATTAAAAAGTCTACTAAGTCAGATTAAAACCCAATGAAGATCTACACATTTGGCGATGGATTTGCATCAGGACATATATGGCCTGAATGGCCTCAACTCTTAGATGCACTCACTGGCTCCGTAGAAAACTACGGACACATTGGAGCTGGTAATGAGTTTATCTTTAATTGTGCAATCAAAGCGGCCGTTAAGGCAAAATCGGATGATATATTTTTAGTTCAATGGGCTCAGTCTAATAGATTTGATAAACTATTAGAAGATGAGTATTCAACAACTATTAAACAAGCTGATCCAATATATAAGGATATAGAAGCAACAGTGTTTGGTCAAACTTGGTGGAGTTCAAGTGCATCTAAACTAGAAATAATTAAAAGTTATCATCGATTAGTTGGACCAACCCAGTCTCAAAATAGATCTAAATTATTTGCTATATCCTTATCACACACGTTAAAATCTTTAGGGATTAAACATCTATACTTTTCAACTTATGCTGTTGACTTTTTAGACAAAGACACAGAAGTATTACCTTGGGTTGACACCGATGGTATGGAATCGTATTCTCAAAAATTTTCTAATAGAGGCGATGAAGTGCAACCAAAACCCATTATTCATTTAACCTATCTTAAAGAAAAAATATTACCTAAATTAAATATTAAACTAGATCAAAAGATAGTTGATCTTGTCGATGGCATTGAATTTATTGCTTATGATCCTGACAGAGAAGAGAAATGGAAAGACTCATTATTAAAGATATGCAATGTATAATCTAGTATGTTTCCCTCATTATACCTGTGGCGGAATGTTATGCGACATATTAAACGATTCGTTTTCAGTGGTTAGTATATATAACGGAGGAATAGCAAGCCTCCACCACGACGCTGGCAAGATAGGAGATACTGAATCAATTTTTGAAGAATTCGATCAGAAAAAACTGTTTACTAAATTAGAAAAGTGGGGTAAGCCTGAATGGATAGGTACACATTGTTGGTTAGGAAACACACCGTTAGAATCTGTTAACAGTATTATTAATATTACTACATCAACGTATAAGAGTAGACTCTATAGGTGGATCAGAGCAGTTAACCATTATTATATTCCCAGTGACCCTTGGCTAGCAGAGACAGGCAACGATCAGGGGTATAGAGATAAAGCTAAAGAAACAGCTAAAAATTATCTTAAACCATTTAGGCCAATTAAACTAGATAAGGTAATTAACTTAGAATTCTCTGACATTGTAGAGATGAAACCAGAATTCATTAGTGTTATACAAAAATATAATTACAAGCAATCAATTAACCGATGGCAAGAACAGAACTCATTCTTGTATAATCAAAACCTTTTAAGAAGTTTCGAAGCTGAGGTATTTCATGAGGCAGAACATGAAATAAATCTTAAAGAATATTATGTTTATGAAGTTGATAAATATACAAACTAGAGAGAATAATAAACCATGCAAAAAAAGACTAGAAGTATATTAGACGAACTAAATGACTTGCACATTCCAAAAGATAAAACACATCTTGTTGAAAGCCGTGCCAGTAATATTATCCAGTCAGCAATTAATCTGTTTGAACAGATTGATATGGCATACGACAGAGACCAAGCAGACGACCTTCAACGTAAGTTCGTTAACGCTATTAAAACTAGAGATCCAAAAAAGTTTTATAGGTCAGTGAGACGTAAAGATGAAGATTAATGAAATTACAGAAGCAGGCATACTAGACCGACTTGTTAAAGGTACCAAAGCGGCTGTACAAGGGTACACACAATCTAAGGACACTCGTGTAAACGCTCAGGCAATAGCACAAATGTCGCAAGTGGCCGCAAGAGCTTGGGGCAAGATGAAACAAAATTTAGAACGTATCAATGATTACAACCCCCTAACAAAACAACAAGAGACACAACAGTTAACTAAATGGATAGACGATAATCTATTAGGATCTTATCAATTAAAAAGCACCGGCGGTGACTTTCAGGGAATAGTTGCTAACCTAGTAAACAAGATCACTAGTGATCCAAAACAAACAGAACAATCATTTAGCACAATATTAACTAATGCAAGCAAGTTAGCATTAGATCCAGAATCGGAACCATCACGTGCACCGCAAGCGGGCCAATTGGCAGGAGCTAACACTGCTCCATTTAAAGTTGTGGGGGATATTGCCACAGCAGGTAACATGGAATTGAATCTTAAAGATCCGCAACAACGAGAAATATACGATAGAATCAGAGATGAAGTTGCTAAAGGCGACATAAAAGCATGATAATACTTGAGGGTGGAAACGTATTCAAAGACGAAACCGGAACACCTTTAACTCAAAGGATTAATCTTGCGGATGTCAAACCAACAGTACAACAGTTAGAAAAACTTACTGGACTGTCTCTATTAGATAATATGTTAGGTAGTACAGGAAACACTGCGACCAGTGGAGACTTAGATCTAGCAGTTGATGTTACAAAAATTACAAAAGACCAATTAATACAGTCATTGAAGGCAAAGGGCGTTGACGATAAAGATATCGCTAAGTCGGGCGACAGTGTGCATTACAAAGCACCTATAAAAGGTGATCCAACAAATGGTTACGTGCAGACAGACTTTATGTTTGGTAATCCACAATGGCAGAAGTTTAGTTTAAATGTTGTTGGTAACAGCGAATTCAAAGGTGTACATAGACATATACTATTAGCAAGCATTGCTAAAGCAAGAGGCCTCAAGTGGAGTTACAAGTACGGACTTGTAGTTAGAGAATCTAATAAAGTGTTGTCAACAGACCCAGACGAAATTGCTAGAATATTAATTGGTGGTACACGAAAAGATCTAGGATCAGTTGAGACTATTATAGCCAGAGCTAAACAAGATCCAGAATATGAAAAACTAGTAGCTGATGCTAAAGAAACATTTGAAAGAGATGGATTAGTGTTAGAAGATGCCAACGATGCAAACTTTATGGCACGCCTTAGAGATCGTATTGTTAATCAAGGTATGGAAGTTATCATTGAAGGTGCTCGTATAGAACATCCTGAAGATATGATATTTGATGGTGCTAGTCAAGGTGCACTTAAGGCCATTGCTACTTTAAGATCATTACCTAAGCAAGCCGCCGACATTACAATTAAATGGGACGGCAAGCCTGCAATAATATTTGGACGTAATCCTCAAGGACAGTTTGTGTTAACAGACAAGTCAGGATTTACTGCTAAAGGCTACAACGGTCTAGCAACAAGTCTTGAACAATTAGAAAAGATAATGCAACAACGTAGTGGCGAACGAGGTGACCTTGTTAACATGTATAAAACTATATGGCCTGCACTAGAAGCACAAACACCAAAAGGTATGAAAGGTTATCTTATGGGCGACTTGCTATATGTAGGTACACCAACTGAAAGCAACGGTAAGTATACCTTTACTCCAAACACAGTTTCTTATGCAATAGATAAAAGAACAGACCTAGGTGATCAAATAGGTAACAGCATAGCCGCATTGGCAGTACACACATTTAAAAGAAGTCCTGAAGATGCAGGACAACCATTCAGCGATATTGCACAACTAGGACAAGGACAGGTATTAATACTAGGTCCTAAAATGTCACAAACACCAACTGTTGATGTGCCAGAAGCACAACTAAGTGAACTTGAATCAACAATAAGAAAGAACTCAGATAAAATTGATGTGTTGTTTAATCCAGCAAGCCTACGTGAGTACCAACTTGCTAACTTACCAGCACTAATGAAACAGTACGGTAATGCTAAAGTACGACAAGGTAACTTTAGTAATATGGCAGAAGGCTTTTTAGAGTTTGCATCAACTAAAGTAACTCCACAAAAATTAGAAAGACTAACTAAGTTTTGCACAGACAATGCTCGTGCATTAGAACTAGTGTTTACATTGTTTAGAATGATAGGTGCTATTAAAACTAAAATTGTTAGACAACTAGACGGTGCTAGTTCAGGTATAGAAGCAAGCATAGATGGCGAACCAGGACATGAAGGATATGTTACTAGCGGTATTAAACTTGTAGATAGATTAAGATTTTCAAAATCAAACTTTGCAAAGAACATACAATAATGGAATTTATTAAAGATATTACAGAAGCAAGAATGTATCGTAGACTAGGTCAACTAGCAGGCAAAAATGTCAGCGAGTTAGCTAGCCAAACATTCACACACCTATTGATGTTAAGATCATTATATGATCTAGATAAACCTAAAGCAGTTAAGTATGCTAAAGAAATAGTAAACAATTTAAACTTTAATGGCTTCAGAGCAAGTATGCCTGATTTATATAACATGCTGGTCATGATTATAGAACAACACAAATATGCCGACAAGCTGTTTAACAATTGGGAAATAACTGTTCCTGAAATGCGTATTAAACGAGTAATTAGATCTATGTCTCAAGGAGATTTAGATTCAAACGACTTTGCCCAACTAATGTTAATTCTACAACGCAAGTTTCCAAACCTAGACGGTGATCAAATGCGTATGCGTAGAATGGTGCAAAATACTACAAAATCCACATCATCAGACCGCAAATGGATGCAAAAACGCCTCTTACAGATGTCGAGAAGAGTAGTTAATTCAGACTTACACCAGCTATATCAACAGGTTAGCGGAGTAAAACTAGACACATAATTTTGGTAATTTCAGCTAAATAAGTGCAGGGAAGAAACAAATTCCCATTTATTAGGAGAAATACAAAATGGCAACATTAACAAGATCACATCCAGTAGCAACAAGTAACAATACTGAATCAATAGGTAACCTACAATTTTTAACAGTAGATTATGTAGCAACAGCGGCTTCAACAGGCCCTGAAGGTGCACAGGCGGCTGTACTTAAAGCAGTTGCGGCAACAGCAACAATTGTAGCCGTCGGCCCAATGTTAGACACAAACTCACAACAAACATTTGCTGTTGAAGCAATTAGTGGTGACAACGTGGTTGCGTCAACATTGCAAACAGCAATTCGTGCATTAGGCACAGTTGACTCAGTTGATCTAAGTA